ATTTTGTAACAGGCTAGCAGCCTGTCTAGCTGAGTCTTTTGCATAACCTGCTTCAATGGCACATTGAGTTGCAGTCTTTCTACCTTGTTCAGATACAAGTAAATTAGCAAATGCCATTTGCTGATCGGTTAATCTTTTTGGAACTCCCATTATAATTTTTCTTTTAAAGAATCTAAATAATCTTGTTCATCTTTATCTAATTCTTTGGATGTGTCTTCTTTACCAAAAATCTCTTCCCAACGTTTTGAATATATATCGTTTGTTGGTCTTGATCTTCCATCCCATTTTTCTTTTTTTACTGTCATTATGTCGCGTTCTCCTCTATTGACTTCTAGCATAACAATTATATATTTGCAATAGAAGTTAGGGTAGAAAATATATAACAAATGTATTCTGGTTCGCCCTAGCTCCTTTTGTTTTTGTTGATTTATTGGCGTTCGGCTTACGAAACTCCTGAGTACACTCATTGGGGTAGATACTGGGGCGCCAATTAAAAAGATAGAATTATGATAAATGGTACTCAGTTAAGACAAGTCTTAGATAAAATGTTGAAGTCTCCTACTGTGCAACATGCTAGGGTTCAAGTATGTTTACCTGATGGTAAATATTATGACATTGCCTCTTTACAATTATTAGAAAATAAACTAATAGCAAACAAAGAGACACACCGACTGGTCCTTACAATCAAAGCAGAAACATGGAATATGGGTAAGGTTTTGAAGAAAATTGATTAGCCTGTTAGTCTAAAAAACTAATGAAACCCGAGACCAAATTCTATGCAAAAATTAAAAAAAATATTACATCTATTTCCTGGATTAGACTTGAAAACCTTAGCGTTCCTGGTACTCCCGATCTATTGGGCTATAATAATTCTGGCGTCTTTTTCACTGTTGAGTTAAAATATACAAAAACAAACAAGATAACCTTTTCTCCACATCAGATTGGGTTCCACGTGAAACATCCACACAATACTTTTATCCTAGTTGAGGATGCCTCTCTCAACGTTCCAAAACTTTATGGGGGGAAAGAGATCCGGAACCTGGTATCCGGAGGCCTGAAGCATGAACCAATGCACCAGGGATATTCAAACATAAAAAAATTTTTAGATACGCTTGGCGCTTGACGCTTGCTGCTTGAATCCGGAATCCGGGTGCTTGTCGCTTGTCGCTTGTCGCTTGTTGCTTGCGGCTTATCGCCCCTGCGTCATTTTGTCGCGCGACAATTTGTCGCAGCCCTTCGGGCTGCGTAATCAGAATTTTTGTACCTTGGAGCTTGTTGCTTGTCGCTTGAAGCTTGTCGCTTGTTGCTTGTCGCTTGAGGCTTATAGCCGTTGTCCCGGCACCAGGCTTCATGGATCTTTAGAGCTGCTGGACTGAGTCTTTCATCAAATAGAAAATAATCTATCAGTTCGTATTTTTTTTTATTTTTCATTAGTGTTTTCCTTTCCTTTAATAAATGCCATATATTTTAAATATCCATTTTGTTTATTTTTTTCTTCTTTGTAGTTTTTAAATATATCGGTAATTAAATCTAGTTTATTAGAAATATTACTTATTTCTTCAAATGTAATTGTTTGCTTGTGAATTGATTTAATTTTTAACTTATGTACTAACTCATTGATCTTATATAATTTGCTTTTTGTTTTTAAATCTAATTTCATTAGTGTTTACCGTAACTTATATTTTTAACGTTCTTGTCCCAACATGCACGGCAATCTAAACATTTATTGCCCTGGGTCCCTGAAGGACAAGATGGGTTTCCATCTGTTACTACTGTTGAAGTATGCGGCCAGGCTTTAGGAGCTGAGCCGTCTACTTTGGCCCCGGACAATCTAATAATTAAATTGTCCGGAACCTCTTCAGGATTAACAGCTAGGATATACTGACGCTCTTGCGTCGGTAACCAGTGTCGAGTGTTTGGAGTAAGTCTACAAACCTCAAAAATTTTTCTTAAATGATCCACGCTTTGAAGGTCCCCGGCATCGTGCCACCTGAACCATTCTTGTTTTTCAATTTGAATAGCCATAGCCTCGACCCATAAAGGGTTTTCAATTGCTGCTAGTCTTCTGTACTGAGCTGCTTTGATAGCAGGGTATCTAATATAATTATTTTTGAATGCATAGCATCCAAAGCATGGGGATGTTGGAATCTTTCTAAGCTTTGCCCCCGTTTGACATGCCCATGCGGGCAAGCTGTAGCTCTTTCCTGGCATCTTACTTGTTCTAGTTAATGAGTCTGTTATTTTTGCTGCGTCTTTTATTAACATAATATCCCTTTCTGTTTTCTATATAATACAGATCTTAAAATAAATTAAAACTGTACATATTGCCGCAGGCGCCAAGCTTGCCGCTTGGCGCTTGAAGCTTGAGGCTTGCGCCTCAAATCTCTTCTATATTGTGGATTCCATAGCGCCGTTATCTAATATCGGTCGGCAATACTTCAACTTAGAATCACGAAGTAAGGCTCAGCTATACTACCATCCACAGATTAGATTTCAGAGTACCACCATGACGGGCATCTCGTACTTTTTGCCCTACTGGACTGAATCTAATCCCAGATCTCTCTTCTTACCTGCGCGCGTTTACCTCCAGGCGAGAGATCAGGGATCAGTAGCTAGTGAGACCGAGTAATTCAAGAAAGTAAACAACCTAAATCTCTACAAACTCTGGACATCGTTTAACATTAGTCAAATGCCCACCAACTATAATCCTACTTGCTTTTTTTGGTGCAAGTCCCAAGAAGATTTATAGTTATGTTCAGCGATAAATCTACAAATGAAGCTGAGAATTACATAATATCACAATCAATTTATCAATCAACGCGCACACTGTCGCACCCTATACTTTAGAACCATTCTAAAAAACCATGTCAACATGACAAAATGTCCTGCGTCAATTTGTCGCACCAGGGTTCAGGCACCATGTGACAATTTAGACAATGGTTTTTTTTTACAGATAAAATAAAATGCAAACTGTTTAACAATTAACAAAAAGGATAAAACAATGAAACCAATACGAAGCAACGAACTAGAGTTTTTCAAAGATATGATTAGAGAAAAATTCTATGATAAAAAAGAAACGTTAAGAACGCAAATAACAAGCGACGCTCAAAAATTAGCTGATAAGAAACAACCCCTTATGGCGAAACAATGTGGCGTTGAAGCTGAACTCAAGAAACTAAAAGTAGTTGATGAGAAATACAGAGAGTTCAAACAAACAAAGCAACTTCAAGAACAAAAATTACTTGAAGCAGTTGAGGAAGTTGGAAGAGTTTTAAGCGCTAAACTTCAACGAATGGCTAAGGCTAGAGATTGGGACAAAGATTTTTCTAATTTCAGTCCAAGAATGGAGGGCGACAGCGTTGACTATTTTGTCAATAAATTAAATGATTGCTGTTATGATGAAGCCTATAAGCAGGTTAAATCAAATCATACAGTTTATAATCAATTAAATAATATGAAGTCCGAATGTGAAATTATTTTACATACAGGAAGCGATATCAATTCAGTTGTGACCACTTTAAAAAGTGCCATGAGAAAAGCTGATATTGAATTACCTGTACCGAATAATTTATTACAGATCGCAGTTAAATAGACTGTGTCAATCTGCGCAATGGCGTTTAATACGCCATTGTGCTAATATAGATTTATTAACAGAAAGGAAAACAATGAGAGAATACGACGAGCCAATGGGAGAAACATACGAAGCACCGAGACCAAGTGATGAAGCATATAAAAAATATCATCAATCAAAAAAACAATTAATTGATTTGTTAAAACTTCATGAGAAAAATTTACATGAAGTAAATCCAAAGCCTACAATGAATGATGGCTCTTATGAAATGGGGTTGGAATATGCAGGATTTTGGGATATTAAAAAACTATTAGATAGATTGGAGGTTAAATAATGGCTGAACAAAATGAAATGCATTTTGAAGTGCAAGATAATAATAAGGCTAAAGCATACGAGGAACAGAAAGCAATGCGCCAGGAATTAATTGATTGGATTAAGTCATGCGATCAATGGCATATGCAAGAACTCTGGAGCGAAATGAGACGTATGAAACGAGGTTGGGAAGATCAAGAATAACCTGCGACAATATTGACAATGGTGGCAATGCCACCATTGTGCTATTATTCTTTTATTAACAGAAAGGAAAACAATGGGACAATTAACAGAACAATTAAAAAAAGACTTTATTAAAAATGGCTTTGAAAAAAAAGAGGCTACAAAAAAAGCGCATGAATATATGGACAAATATAATTTATGTCGTGCATGTGGTGAATCTATTAAAATGGATTTTCACAGTTGGAAACCAGGTTATTGTCAGAGTTGCTGTTAGCTGTGACACAATGCGCAATTGCTCCAATGGGGCAATTGTGCTAATATAGATTTATTAACAGAAAGGAAATATATGAAAACAATTTTATACATTAACAAAACAATCAAGCTACCTTTTGCAGATGCAGATTATAGCAATCCATTTAAAATGGAAACAGTTAGCAATCCATTTAGTGGTGAATCAATTGCAATGCCTAAATTTGCTGTTACTGTTTATGATGTAACAATGGGCTGTAATCATCTTGCTGAATTATATGACAGCAAGCATGGGGCAGGTGCATCTCCATTATGGTACGATGTACGTAAGGGATTGGATTGGTTTCGTGAATACTTTGCAAAAGAATATATGGTGTTGTTAGATTAACACAGTGACAATATAACCTGCGACAATATGTCGCAGGCGCTGTAAATTTTGCGCCCCTTCGGGGCGCCGGATTCGTATGCTCACTCGCTTCGCTCGCTCGCTCTCACATTCAATAGAGGTACCAGACCCGTTTATAACTTTGAACTTTCTTGTAACCTTAATCCACTTGTATAATTTAGGAGTCTCTATATACTGTATAATATATAAGCTTTTATAAATAAGTAAGGCTAAAATACTTTTGCTTTATTTAAAAACATATCTGAAAAAATTTTGCAAAATTTTTTTTCGAATGCACTTATGGACATAGAGAAATTAAAAAAATTTGAAAAGTTACCACCTGATGTAAAAAGACAATTAGCTCTTTACATGGCTAAATGGAAAGATAAGAAAAAACAAACTGACATTAAAAATGATTTTATGGCTTTTGTTAAACATGTTTGGCCTGATTTTGTAGAAGGTAGACACCATAAAGATGTAGCTAAAAAATTTAATGATATAGCAAATGGTAAAACAAAACGTGTCATAATCAATATGGCACCTAGACATACTAAATCTGAATTTGCATCTTACTTGTTACC